CTTCAGTTTTCAGAGCTGATAAGCGGCAGCATCACTGGTGCCGGCATGCGTCGGCTATTAGTGCCCGATGAAACGTGTTGCTCCCGCGTGGCTGCAATCAAGGACGCAATCCATGCGGCTGGAGGAGAGCCCTCTGGCTTTGCAATAGGCAACGCAATATCACGGGGGTTGTCTGCTGTGGGCATCACCGAGGAGAGAGTCTCCGCGTTGGTGGGGCCGTGCGGTTGTGACGAGAGGAAGAGCCTGCTGAACCGCGCTGGGTGGGCTGTTCAGCATGCGATAGGGGCGGGAGTGGGCGATGGGTGATCGAGTCTTTCTCGGAGTGTTTCCTGAGAGCAGTGCCACTGCTGTGGCAAGTCGGTTTCCTCAGGTGCTGTTGGGCAGCCGTGACTCCTTCGGCCGCCGCCGGGTGTACAGCACAGCAGCGTTTAGACTTTCAGCACTGGCAGAGTTGGCTCCACGAATCGTAGAGTCGCAGTCTCCGGTGCGGTTTGTCACGACGCAGCAGTTAGCTGTTGACACGCTGAAGCTCTTGCCGCGAATCCCGGCAGACGTGGACGCCATTGCGGGGGTGTCTCGCAGCGGTCTGGCATCGGCATCCATTCTTGCCATGACGATGCACCTACCTCTGCTGGTGGTGCGGCAAAGCGAGAAGGATGTTGTTCCGGCGGGGCATGGGTTTCGACTGCAGGGTACAGATCGTCCGGCGCATGTGCTTGTTGTTGACGACACTTCGATGACAGGCCGCAGTTTGCAGGACACGATTCCTATTGTGCGTGGGACGGCCTCGCAGGTGACGACGGCGACGGTGTATTGTGCGCCTGACAGCAAGCGGATGCCTGACCTGTGGGCGGAGACGTTGCCATACCCACACTTTTTGGAGTGGAATCTGTTCAACAGTGTCTTTCTGCCAGGCATGGCGTGCGACTTTGACGGAGTGTTGTGCGAGGACTGCCCCGCGGCTGTCGATGACGATGGACCTCAGTACGTTTCCTGGATGCGCACCGCCCCTTTGCGATACGCCCCCAGACGCGGTCGCATCCCGCTTGTGGTGACTGCTCGCCTCCGCAAGTACGCAGGAGAGACACGTCAGTGGCTGCGGGAGAAGAGAATTGATGTTGACGTTTTGCAGATGAGGGGGGAGCCAACTCTGCAGGAGAGACGGGCGAGGTACACCCCCGAGTGGAAGGCGGAGATGTTTGCCGCTTGGGCTGCGAACCAGATAAACACCGGTCTCCCCGCCATCTTTGTGGAGAGCTGTGTGGAACAGTCGCACAGAATCGCAGTCGCACTGGGCCGGGACCACACTCGGTCGTTTGCTGGTTTTACCGGGGTGTACGTGGTCTGCCCAGGTGAGGCAAGAGTCTGGCAGGTCGTCTGAGATAGACGGCACGGTCCGGGGCTGGTACGATCCTCTCGGGAGGCGACCCATGGCTGATGCTTTTTTCGACCCCACGAAGGGTCCGGTTTACGACTACTCGAAAATGAAACCACGGCCACCGGCCCGCTACGTCGACACAGACAAGGTGGCGGTCCATCCTGTCGTGCGGGCACTGGCCAGCCCCGACGGATCGTGGCCGCACAGGTACTCACCCTCAGTAGCCATTCGGATGGTTGAGGAGGGTGAGGGGCATGTTGGCAAGACCAGTGAGAGATATGGGCGGAGCCTTCAAGACTACGGTTTTGACAAGGCCGCCGAGGAGTATTTCGACACCTCGTGGCGGCCCGGGGTTTGGGCGAAGAGATCGGCCAGGCTTGCTGCGCTGTCCGCATCTAAACGTCCGGCACCCAACCCGTACAACCCAGCACAGCCGGTAGTCAATCCCCTTACACGACCGTTTGCCTCTGCGCAAGACCCCCGCCGCAATTCGCCTTGGAGCGTTGTCGGTACTGTCGCACAAGGTTTGGTGGACGCTCAGTGGCCTGTCGGCCTGACGACACGAAGCGCACACCCGCAGTCGCAAATGTTTCATCCGTTCACGCCCGTAGGACCAGAGGTTGATGACATGAACCCGATCACAGCACGCCGTCGGATGCGGTCGCCATACATCATGACAGGTATGATGCAGCCGCCGGGGTTTGTTTTTCCGCAGCCACCAGCTGTCGGAGAAGAGGTTGGTGGGAGCAAGCCACGAGTAGACGCCGAAGATCTTCTGGGGCTGCGCGCCGACAGAGCCCCGGCTGTCTCGCGTGAGACTGCCCCTCCAAAAAGGATATACACACAACCCGGTCGGCCCGGTAGGTTTTTAGATCCGTATCACGATGAGATGATGACAAAACACCCTCTTTCAACCCTCGCGGATATAAATACCCCCGGATTCGACGTACTGACTCTACGAAGACCTGTCGTCAGCGTCAACGAGGCTGCGGTTGATATCCCGCGAATGCCTCCTCGGGTGAGTGGGTTTCAACTCCGGGAGCAACAGGCAGCCGACTCGCAGGCGGCATCACGGTTGCAGTCGCGCATGCCAGGTCCCTTTACTTTGACAGGACCGCCACCTTTTTCTGACATCCTTTTGCAAGAGCAGCAGCGACACGACGCACTTAGTCGGATGCAACGTCCGGCGTGGGGGTCGGACGAAGGGGGCCAGCTTCCTTCGTTTTTACAACAAAGCGAGTACAGCTTAGAGCCGGGTATGCGAAGCATCATGCCTTCTCTGATGGCAGTGGGGTCTGGGATCGGACCAGCAGCAATGCTAGCAATGCAAGGGTCCCCGTTTAGCAGCAGTCAGCAGATCCCTCTGGTGACAGACTTTGACCGTGCCCGGAGAAACGCCTTCCTTGGTGTTGAGGGTGAAGGTCCACAGCCCGCACCCACAAACCGCAGGCAAAACCCTGTGGATCGCATGACGGATGACGCCATGCGTCAAGGTCTGACTTCGGAGCAAATAGTAGATTGGGATCAGAGCCTGGCAGAAATCACTCAGAAGCTGGACGAGTTTAGATTGGGGTTCCCAGAAAGAGCCTTTTCGCACGAAAAAGCCGCCGATATACGCAAAAGCATGATGGGCTTGCCTGAATTCGAGCGAAGCTATTTTGCGCAAGAACACCCAGATTTTGCCGGTTTGAAACCGGAACACAAGCAGCTGCTCATGGCAGATGCGCAGCGCCGAGGTACGCACGGGGACGCAATCCTGAACAGAAGGCCTGTTCCTTCCCAGGAAGAGATCGCACAGTACCGCAGTCGCAACCCCAACGCAGATATGAACCCTATTCGTAACAGAGCACACCTTTCCGGTGGTGCCCTGTCCCCGGACAGTCCCTACGTCACGGGCGGTCAGAACACCCCATCGGGGTTGCTGCCCGGCAGTATCGACGCAACACCCAGCGGCTGGTATGAAAGATACCAGCAAGGCCAAGCTCTTGCCCAACTCGACGCAAACGACGAGAGGCTGCAAGCCCCCGGCGGTCATGACGAGTTTTACCTGAACCGGACACGTGCCATGCTGGATGGCTCTGAGACTGAGACAGAGGAGTACAAGGGTACTCTGAGATATGCCGATGACCCAATGCAGAGCCGCAGGAAGACATACGGCATGCAGTCTGAGCGTTTCGTGGGCCCGGGCAATAGTACCGGTATGTACGGCACGAACAGACTAGGGGCGCTCCGCGCCCTCAACCAGACAGGACGTCTGGAGTATAACACAGGCCTCCAGGACGAGCTTCGCCGTCTTGAGGGTGCCGCTGAGGCGTCGGCACAGGCCAAACGAGATTCCTTGCCTGCGCGAAAAGCAGCAGCAGCTGAGCGTGCTGCCGCCAAGAAAAACAAAACCCTCGAGCGCCGTAACCGCGCAGCATTGGTCCGGGCTGTGAATGCCGGTGTGCTGCCTGCCACTGCTCTGGCAGCAAACCCGATCAGCAGCAGTGCTGGTAGTTCGCCGAGCGCACTTTCGATGGCGGCACCAAACACCGCACAAAACCAGCAGGATCGAGCGGCTATCCGCAGCAACTTGGTGACTGGTGTTCGCGACGACGGGACGCCATTGTCGCCATTCCTACATGCCGTTTCACAGAACCGAGACGTAGACGCAGAAGATCCGACGTCCGTTTTGTCATCGGCACACTCGTACATGGTGGAGAGTGGAACCGATGTCGCCGAAAGCGATGTGTTGGATTTGTGGACTTACATGAGAGCGGCAACTGACAGCGGATATTGGCTTGACCAAAGATACAAATCGGAAGCGGCGAAGTACCAAGGGGGCCCTGAGTTTTTTAGAGTGCTACAAGACTTGCGGCAGACCGACAACCTCACTTCGCAGCAGAAATCAGTCTTTGCGAGACGCATCAACAGCCTGAGAGACAAAAGCAAACAAGAGATCGAAAGAAACAGGTATCAATACCAAGACGCACCCATGTATCCAACATTCAACTGAGGCAGCCCGTGGCAACGCTTGAAGAGCTTCTCCGGAAAACAACATCACCGGTCGCGACAAGCCAAAGCCCTACCTCTCTACTCAGCCAAGTCGGAGAGGCGGGCTTGGGGGCTGTGGCCTCGCTCGGCAATTTTCTCGACCTACCCGGCTCGATCGTTCGAGACATCGCGGGTGGGGAGCCCGTGTCAAATTGGTTTGACCAACTGGCCAGTCCTCTCTCTGCAGAAAACCGGCTTTCCGGCCGAGATGTGCTGACACGATGGGGTTTGACTTCTGCGAACAAAGAAACAGGTATGTCTGGCTGGCTCAGCGACCCCATGGAGGGGGTCGCTGATCTGGCTGGCTTCGGCGCTGAACTCGCTCTGGATCCTTTCGGCCCTCTCGCTGGTTGGCTGGCCCGAGGGACGCGTTTCGCACGGCCGGTGCGAAACGCAGCCAATGCGTCTCGCACGCAACAGCTTGACGTCGCTCGTGCAGCAGCGGAATCACCCAGCAGAGCCCATCCCGTCATGCGGGCAATCGGTTCTGGTCTGCAAGCAGCATTCGATCCTCTCTCACAAGGCGGGATGCAGACCATACGCAGGGCTTTCGGTGGGGTTCAGAGGCAAGCGACCGCGTTGTTTGATCGGTTTGGCTGGGGTGTGACACATCCGGATGTTCAACCCATCGTCCAGGCTGCACGACAGGACTGGCGTACGGCGATGGACCGCGTGCAGAGCCAGGCCGCGATGCTGTTGCTGGAGTCGCGAGATCTTGGGTTCCGTCTTGATTTAGATGGTACGTTAGACAGGGCTGACCCAGCGAACTGGTTTGCCGAGGGGTCTCCGCTGCGAGTAGCGGCCAACAATGACGCAATCCGGCGGTATCTAGGCGAGCTTGATCCGACCGTCGACCCCGCGGTTCGACCCACCCTGCCGGCGTTCACCAAAGGAGACTTGGTGCGTCTCGAAGGCGATCCTGCCGGACGGCTGCGCGAAGTCGAAGTGGCGGACACATATCAGGACGGTCTGCGGATCCGCTTGGTGGGTGATGCGGACTGGCGATTGGAGTCGGATATCGTTCCGGTATTTCGGCAAACCGAAGTGTCGGTGCCAGAAGAACTCAGACCATCTCTCGACCGGTTTCGCACGGCCATGGATCAGAGCCGAGCCGAGTTGACCCAGATGGGCTTCAACATCCCAGAATGGTTTGATCAGTTTCAGGCGTTTTTCCCGCGGCAAAAGGGCGACACCTCGCGGTATGCAGAGGCTGTGCTGCAGCGGTCTTGGAATGCCTGGAAGCGCACATATCGCGGAGTCGTTGAAGCCACGTACAACCCAGGTCAGCGAGAGCAGATGCTGGGTGGCTTTCGTGAAGGCGATGCCGGTATCAACCGTCTATACGGCGATCAGATGTGGGATGAGGTGTACAACCGCATTCAGCAGCACGTGTCGCCTGTGCTGCTGACCGTGCCTGGCGAGCCGTTGCAGATGCCCTACCTGCCGAACTTCGTAGGCGTCCGCCACGTCGCACCGATCGCACAGGCTATTGGTCTGGAGCCGGAGGATCTGTGGCGGCAGATGGTGACTTCACTGTCCTCTACGCATCAGGAAATGCCGATGCGGTTGGTTGACGACCCGACACAGCCAGGGCAGCTGTTGCTGCGTGACTTTGTGACCCCGGGAGCCCCGGTCAACGCTGCGGCCAACCTTCGAGTCTCATTCCCAGACCCGGGGGCTGGTGGCACTGTTCCCAGCATACCCGGCATGCCGAATCTGCAGGTAGACGTGGGGCCTTTTTCAGAAGCCAGTGTGCTTCTCGAAGACACTGTGCTGTCCGAGGTGTCTCCTGTCAGTCGGTTTCTCAACCCACTTCCAAACACGGACCCCAGGTATCGGACCCCGGTCGAAGCCTTTGCCGAAGACGTTGTCGAGGGGCGGTTGCCCATGGACACTGACCCGGCGTTTTCGCAATACGAAACCTTTCGGCAGATCAACGGGCCTGCGATCGATGAGGCCGTTACGCGAGTACAGGCGCGCCGCCGCCGCGTTGTTGAAAACCTGATCTCAGAGATGCGCCCGATTGCAGAGGCCTTCGGTGCGAATACTTTGCGAGCTTTCATCAACCCGCAGCAGGCTGATTTTTGGCGAGCCAACGGGTTTCAACCGGTTCGACAGGTGCCTGGTGGTCGTGAGGAGTGGAGTCGTTTGCTGCACGCCAACAGACCGGGCGCCGCTGCTGACATGCGGTACCCGCAGTACATTCCGTTGGCAGATGCCCAGACAGCTCTTGCCCGAGTGCGCGCACAGACGGTACAGGCCGCAGCAAATGGGACCGGCCCCGGCATCCACGCAGGCACAGGAAATTGGAGGACGTTCACCAACCTGCTCGATGACAGTGGCGTGCGTATTCGAGTGCAACCGCACCCGACGATACCAAACACCTTCGTCCCGCAGTTCTCGGCACGAATCGCTGCAGGTCTGATGCAAGGCAACGCGACGTACCTGGAGCTGACGGCACAGAACTGGCCAGCCTGGCAGCGAGACCCGACACTCGCTCCTCTGCTGAACACACAAGCAGTCGACAGAATTGAAGCAGCGATTCAGGCGGGAAACCGTTTATACCTCGGCCTACGCCAACCCACCAGGGGCGCTGCTGTTGTCCCTGTAATTGTGCAGCCAACGATCACATCGCAACTGGACGCGAGGTTTGGTCGGTACGCCGCCATGCTCGATGTCGACCCTGCTCGGTGGGCGGCTGGGCAGGCACAGATGCCGCTACTGCAGCATGAGGCCGCAGCAGCAGACATTCGCCAAGCCATCGCTCGCAACTACGGAGAGGTTATCACGCAGCCAATGGCAATGCCTGCCAACGACGGCTCTGGTGTTCTCGCTGTTGCAGCGGACGGGTCTCTGCGAGACGCAAATCGTGGCGGCATCTCACGGTCAGTCCCTGAGTGGCACCGCACGTATGACAGGCTGCTGACGCTTTACAACAGAGCCGTTGCCACCTCTGCACAGGCAAACGCAGTGCCACAGGGTATTGATCTTGGCAACTCAGCAGTCCACGCTCTGTTGCGCATGGACGACCAGAGCCTTCAGGCCCTTGGCTTCGACGACGCTCAGCGACAGATGCTGGACACGATGCGGCAGTTTGAGAATCAATACCGGGCGGGTGTGTCGCCGCTCACACAAAACCCGCTACCGGAGCTGGAGGCTGATGTTACCGTTGCACAGGGTGACCGGTATGAAGCACTCGCCGACGAGCTGGTAGAACACAGTGACCGGCGATTCACGCAGATGTTCACCAACAACCCGTTGGTAGACATGGCAGACTACACCACTAAGAACAGAATGCTGTACTCGTATGCAGATCGATTCATCGAGGCTGTGACAAACTTACGCCGGCAAGTGGCGGCAAGCCCAGCGGGTGCTGTTGTGAGTGGCTATCTACCCTCCGACACCTCGCGAGCGAACATCCCACTCGGGGATCTATTAGACCCTCGATCAGAGCACAGCGTGTTTGGTACTCGTCTCGTGCGAAACACTTTTGCTGACCAGATCGCAGCCCGCTGGGAGCGTCAGGGTTTGCTGCGGAGGCCCACCGCTCAGGTCGGTACAGGAGTCAACACGCTGTCTCCGGACGAGCTGATGCGACAAGAGGTGTTTGGCCTCGGCGTACCCGCCGAGGTGGCAGCTCAGCTGAAGACTTACGGCGAGCTGGCTGTCGCTCCGACACTGCCGGAGTTGACGGATCCGCTAAAGCTCATCAGCAACCTGACTCTGGCGACGAAAAGCGGGCTGTTGTGGTCTCTGAGCACGGCTATCCGTGACGGTGTCAGCAGCCTGTTCAACGCCACAGTGATGGGCGACGTGAACCCCCTGACGGCCGTTGGCCGGTTCGGCCGACCGGCACTGAGTTTTGCCCGTGGCGCTCCGATAGACTTTGACGCTCTCGGCATCCCAGTGCCCCCGGAGATCGATGCGTTGCTGCGGACCACAGGTGTTGCTGGTGCTTCTGCCGCGGAGATTAACAGGCAGCGTGGCCGTGCTCTGCAGGCTTTGTGGGCGGCCCACCACCGGGCACCCTCCCGTCACGCCAACATCGTAGTTGCGGACCAAGCCTCTCGCGTGAACAGCGGGCAGGCCGAGGCAGTGCTGTCCGGGATTCCCTTTTCAGGGATACCACAGGGAGGTGCGGCAGCCACATCCGCACCGGTCACCACAGCGGTTGCTACCGGGGCGGTAAATGCAGCAGCCATGATGAGAGACCTGCTCAGTAAGCCGGGGGCGCTGACGCCATTCAGCGGCAATTTCGCGTTCAGCCCACTGAATGTTGCTGGATCCTGGACACGTGAAACAGCTCGACCTACTGCAAGCGTTGCTGCGGAAGCTGCATCAACCGGCCAAAGGTTCCCAGGACCACCTCGGGACTTCGGTTCCTCCGAAAACCGTCTCGTGCAACGCAGCGAGGGCAACGTGTTCAGCGAGGTCGTCAATTCCTTCCGAGCGAACATTGACACCACTGTGCGTATGTCGGTTGTACTGGAGCAGCTCGCTAAAGGTCGGACGTTGTCTGAGGCTTTTGCTGAGACAGACAGGATCTTGACTAACTCAGACCCGCGAAATTTTTCACGGTTCGAGACGCAGTACTTGAAGACACTGATCCCCTTCTACTCGTTCATGCGCCAGTCGATCCCGATGTTTTTGCGGGAGTTTGTGCAGAACCCCGGCGGCCCTCTCGGCATGTCGGTGAGAGCAGCGAGACTGGGTCAAGGTGACGAAGATGGGTATGTCCCTTTTCAGCTACAAGACACGGTTGCCATCCCACTGGGTAACGCGAATGACGGTTCACTGCGGTACCTCACAAGCCTTGGGCTGATGCACGAAGATGCAGTCAAGTATGCGGGGAATGCGATTCAGGGTGACGTTCGGGGGTTGATGCAGCAGGTTGCTTCCTCTGCGCACCCAGCGATGAAGTGGTGGATCGAATACGCAACGAACACCTCTCTGTACTCACAAGGCCCGATGGGCGGCCGCCGGCTTGACGATCTCGACCCAACACTCGGCCGCATCCTGGCGAATGCGGGTGTCGTTGACGTGCCGCCATCTGGCCGTCCACAGCCGGTCGGCGGTCCGTTGCTGGAGAGCTTGGTCGCGGCTTCCCCGCTCAGTCGAGCAGCGTCGACTGCCAGGGTTATCAGCAACCCCTCGGCCCGTAGCTCGGCGACGGAAAAAGTGATGCGGCTGTTGCTCGGCACACGCGTCGAAGCCGTGAGCGAGGAGCAGATCATTCGAGACATAAGAGACAGAGTCAACGCTTTGCAGATCGAGTATGGAGCTCGTCCGCTTACGACGGTCAGCGGGACTGCCGAGCTGCAGAAGAGGCTGTTGGAGTCAGGGGCTGCTGAGGATGCCGCCAAACTGGAACAGCTTGGCAAGGTCTTGGCTGCTCTCAGAAAGCAACAGCGAGAGACCGAAAAAGCTGAGAAGGCCCAGAGGGCTGTCCCGACTCGGATAGACAGGCTGCGTGAGTTAATGCAGCGTTAGGCTTGCACTTTCCGCGGGGCCCTCTTAGCATACGCCCATCGGCAGTCTTCGTTACAACCAATGAGCTTGGATAGGGAGCTTCCATGGCCAGAGAGACGCTGTTGCAAGGTCAGTTTCAGGCAACGCAGGGTCCTGCTGCTGTGCGCACTGCGTACGGCCGTGCCGATCGAAACTTTGTAGAGGTCTACGGGTCTCTCAGTGTCCAGCAGAAGATCGAGTTGCACGCGTCAAAGACCGTTCACACCGTGTTTGTCGCCCCGAGGGCCATGCGAGTCACGGGGATCCAGTACACCCCTGACATTGCGCAGGGTGCGGCCTTGACGGCATGCGTCTGCAAGGCGACTGGCACCGCTACACCAACCACAGGCACCACGCCAGCTCAGAGCTCAGTCACAGGTATCAACCTGAACGGCACCGCACACACAGTGCAAACCATCGCTCTGTCTGCCACAGCAGCCAACCTCACGCTTGCTGCTGGTGACCGACTGGCACTGGTGCTCAGTGGGGCTCTGACCACGGGCAGTGGCCTTCTTTCAATCACAGTGGAACCTGCATAACACCACGAGGGTGTCATGACCGACAACAAGGCTGTTCAACTTGTCGTTCAGTGGTTTACTGGACTCAGCTTCAGCAACGCGCTGCTAGTGCTCATTCTTGCGGCTGTCTGCTGGGTGGGGTACGCAGCGATTGGAGCGATACCGGAGCATATCCGCGAGATCCAGGCCGGGTATGAGCGCATAGAGGCGAGCCACCGCGAGGAGCGAATGCAGTTTTTCAACCTGCTCTCACGCGTGACCCGCGATGAGCATCAGGTGTCACCTCAGGTAGTGCACGGGAGGCAATGATGTTGGGAGCCCATACACGATACTCTCTCCGGTTTGACGTATCACTCCCGCGAGTAGTGTTTCCCGAACAACTGCCAGTGGTCGACACCCTCCGCGGGTTCAAGTTTATTGACAGGTGGGTCGCCGTTGTCCCTGTTGACGCCAACGGGCTTCATCAGATTCGCATGAGCGTGCCGGAGGGGTATGAGTTTGACGGGGCCACTATTCCGTGGTTTGTCCAGTTCATTATCGGTAAACCGAAAGACCCGATGTTTCAGTGGGCATCACTTGTTCACGACTTACTATGTGATGCCAGTGCGACCTATCAAGACAGAGAAATCAATGACTCTCTGTTTCTGTTCCTTTTGTACCGCTCGCAGGTGAGCGGTTGGCGACGTCGCGCCATGTGGCTGGGCGTCAGGTTTCACAGTCGTTTTGTGTGGAGGCCGAAGAAATGCGATTCTTTCTCTTTGTCTGGGTCCTTGCTGCGACAATTGTCGCGGTTGGTCCCCCGGTGGTTGCGGAGGTGACCTATGCAGTTGATGATGATTTTGCTGTGCCTGACGACACAAGCAGCCCCTTCTCTGGAGGAGTACGAGCTGCCCCAGCAGGCGACGGTGTACTACTTCCATTCGCACCAGTGCCCGCCGTGCCGAATCTTCTCCGACGATTACAAACAGAACCCGCAGCTGCGACAGCTGTTGTCGAAGGAGAACGGCATAAATTTCATACCGATGTGCGTGGCCGACTCGCAAGGGCAGTCAGACCCGAAAGTGTCTCGGTTTGCAGCGGCGATGCGAGTCACACGCCTACCAACATTCTGCTATGTGCGCAGAGGCGTGGTACAGGCTCGGCGTGTGGGGTACTCTCGCGGGGAGTGGCGGTCCTTGGCCGCAGCGTTTGCGATCGACGACGACAGCGAAGAATCCGTCGGTGCCGTACCTCGACCTGTACGACCGCAGCAGAACGCAGCACCAAGCCCTCCTGCTGCACCACAACCAAATGCAGCTGCTGCACCGCAGCCGAGTGTAAGTGCGGCAGTTCAGCAACAGCTGGAGCAGCTTGCTCGCGACCTGCAAAACCTGAAGTTGCAGCAGCAGGCTTCAGCTGAGGCGGCCCAGCCGTCAGACACCCCAGAGCCCGTCAGCGCAAACGCTGGCGGGCTCTCCGCACAGTGGGGCGGTGTCGCCAAAGCTCTTGGCGCGGCTGCTCTCACAGTACTCGCACCGCACGTCGCCATTCCAACCAGCTTGGTTGGCGTTGCCGGCGTTGCGTTCCAAGCATTACGGCGTTATCGGCAGGCAAAACGTGACGCCGTTGGCTCCACACCAAATAACCCAATCGTTCAGCGGACCGCTGGTACTCCTCCTGCAACGCCGCAAATTCGGTATGTTGAGACGATTGTTGACTACAAAGGCGAAGCGTTCGTCGAGGCGTTGCAGCGTGTGGCTAACGCCAACCGCGATGACCAAACACTCGCAGTTGTTCGCCAAATCGAGGGCGTAGCTGCGGCCATAATTGACGGTCAAGAGGCCATTCGACGGCCGTCACCACCACCACCCATCGTTCAGTAGAAAGAGAACACTGTGTCCGCTTCATCAGTCGACCCAACCCCTACCTGGGACAAAGACCAGACTCTCGGCAGCGATTCCGTTTTACTGTTTAACGTCGAACCGTGGAGTCGACTCGGGTTCGGGGTGCCGAACTTTGCCGATCGACTGTACACGCAGAACAAGGCGTGGCTCAGCATTGCGCGAAGAATCAATCAATGTCAGTTTCACGTCATGACGCACGTGGATGCGAGGCGGGAACACCACCCGTCAATTAACACTGTGTTGCGACTGTGTGACATGCTGAACCAAGCCAAGACCGCGTTTAAGCAGCGGGCTGTGCCTGCGAATCAGCCACGGCTGGAGGGTGGACATGTCTCGCCGGCCGCGGCCGCGTGGGTGATATCGCCCGTCCCATACTTCAACAACATCGTACGAAATCAGGATCTGAAAGACCTGAACGAGCTGGTGATGTTCGCTCTTGCGAACATCTACCAGTCTTCAGACAACAACCTGCCTCTGACCATGACTGTAGAAGCTGCACAGCTCGTTTGGAGCTTCCTGGGCGAGTGCGTCACGCTCATCGGTACGCGGTGGCTTGGGCTGTCCGCAGCAGAGCTGACCAAAGAAGAGTTTCTCTTCGACCTCGCAAAAGTGCGTCAGACATACGCTCCGCCATCGAACCCAGGAGCTGAGGCGTCGATTGTCCCTCTGGGCAGCAACGGCCTTTTCACAGAAACCAATTTGCAGAGGCTGTATGAGGGGCTTGAAGCGCCGGTGCTGTACCCACTACTCGCGAGGTTTCCCGTCACTGCAGCTGATGGGGCGGCGCAGACGGCACGGGGTGTACCCGTGAACGACGCACTCAACAAAGCCATCCCGTCAGCAGTTCGCCCACTCTGAGAATTTGCCAAAATCTGGCAAATGTGATTTGTTCGGGTTGATGCTGTCGGCTACATTGCCCACGCCCTTTTTTACCAGAAAGGAGTGGGCAATGTTGATTACAATTCAGTTTGATGATCATGATCTGGCGAATGTTGATCCGGCGTTTCATGCTCTGTTTAAGGCTGGTCTGAGGGTGAATTTCGGTGTGGCGGCCTTGGGCCTGCCGGAAGCCGAACACAGCCAGCTGCCACCCACGTCGCAGTGGGATGTGACGAATTCAGAGGCCCCTGCCACGCCTCCAGCAGGTGCCGACCCCTCGCCTGCAAAACGAGGGCGGCGAAAAAAAGGAGAGGCTGCCCCTGCTCCGCCAATCACCGCGGAGCCACCCCAGGCTGCTTTCCAGGCTCCGGGTTTTCCAAACGCCATCCCCGGCCCCGTGTTGCCTGTGCAGCAGCCGCTCTACACGCCACCAGCCGGCGGGCAGCCCGGCGTGCGGACGTTTCCCCCAGCACCCGATCCGGTCAGCTCCACCTCGGTGGCCGTGGATCTGACCAAAAATCAGCAATTTAACCCGTTCACTGCGGGTGCACCTACGGCTGCGTTTGCGCCACAACCCGCGGCCTTTCCGGTTCCACAACCCGTGCCACAGGCGGTGCCTGTCCAACAGCCAGCTCCGCAGTTTAACGCCGCGAACGTGCGCGGGTTTGTGATCCAACTGGTGAACAGTCCGGCGACAGGCGCTCGAGAGTCTGTGCAGGATGCAATTGCCATGGCAGGCATGAGCAACTTGTCGCAGCTCACTGACGCCAACGCACCCGTCCTCTACAACGCACTGCAGGCTTCGCTGCATGCACGGGGGGTGCGCCTTGGCTAAGCACTACCTGCTTGGCCCCTCATCTGCTGATCGGTGGACAACCTGCCCGGGTAGTTTGTTCGGGCAGGTTGTTGTTTCCCGACCTTCCGCAGCCAGCGAAGAGGGGTCTTGTTGCCACGCACTTCTTTGCCTCACACTGAAACGAGTGTGTGTGTCTCACCCTACTTTGGAGAAAGAATCAATACCCGTTTGGTATGCGTGGGGCGGTAAGACGACGCTGGGAATTGCCGTTGAGACTGCAATTTCATGGGCGTCCACCTTCGTCGATAGGTTGTGGACGGAGTTTGATCCCGAAGCAACAGCCCCTGTCCCGGTGACCGTTGAGATGGTCGACGCTGTCCAGCTGTTTCTTAGTACCGTTTGTGAGCTGATTGCTGAACACAGCATGACAGATCCGCGAGTCAGCACCGAGGCTGAACGAACAAGCGGCCTCTGGAGTGCACCTTCAGGCGATACGGAGATCGAGCAAGGCACCCCCTTGTTCGGGGGCACCGCAGACTGCGTGCTGTATTGCCCGGAAACGGGAGTGTTGTGCATACTCGATTTGAAGTTTGGGCGAAAACCCGTCCACGCTTCGGGGCTGCAGACAACAGCGTATGCCCTTCTCGTGATGGAGTGGATGGCCCAACAGGCGCCGGACACTCGTGTTCGACGTGTGGTGCAGGTCGTGGTGCAGCCTCGGTGCAACCCTTCGGTGTCGAAGTTTGTACCCGGTCAGACAGACATACACCTTGCATATGAGAAGATCGGTCACACCGCGAATGTTGTGCTGGAACGGTGGCACCGGTTACGGCTGCCACTGCAAACCGGTGATGAATCGCTACTGATAGCCGGTCCGCACTGCCAGTACTGTCCTCGTGCAATGACTTGCCCGATGCAACAGGATGCTGTGCTGCAGGAGATCAGTGTCGGTGTCATCGATGACGCTTCAGGTCAGCCTTCGTACGCACTGACAAGAGATCTCACCGTTGAGCAGCTGCTGTGGCTTTCGGAAAGAGCAGATGCGATGCGAGACTTTCTGTCCCGTGTCGAGCGGGCTTTGTACGAGAGAGCGGTGGCCGGTGTGAACATCCCCGGTCGCAAACTGATCGCCAAGTACGGGCACCGTGCGTGGGCCGCAGGTGCAAACGTCGTGGCGGTGCTCACTGTGCTGTACGGGGATGGTGATTATGAGCGGCGAGAGCCGGTCTCTCCCGCTCAGGCGGAAAAAATAATCAAGTCGCGGCGTCAAGATTGGAGCTTGGTCCAAGACGCCATCGTGCACCAACCTATACGAGGGTTGGCGCTGGTTCGAGAGGATGCCAAAGGGCAGCAGGTGTTGCCCGAGGCGGCACAGACGTGGTTGATTGATAACGAAGGAGAGGATGAGTAATGCAGCCGTACCAAATCCCGGCTACGCCCGGTGCTCCGCAGCAGTTCCCTGGTGCTCCGCAGCAGTTCCCCGGCATGCCTCAGGCACAACCCGGTGCTCCGCAGCAGTTCCCTGGTGCTCCGCAGCAGTTCCCCGGCATGCCTCAGGCACAACCCGGTGCTCCGCAGCAGTTCCCTGGTGCTCCGCAGCAGTTCCCTGGTGCTCCGCAGCAGTTCCCCGGCATGCCTCAGGCACAACCCGGTGCTCCGCAGCAGTTCCCTGGTGCTCCGCAGCAGTTCCCCGGCATGCCTCAGGCACAACCCGGTGCTCCGCAGCAGCCCCAGATCTGGACACCGGCAGCAACGCTGAGTCCTCAGATGCCGGTCCAAGCGGTTAAACCCGTCGCGACGCAGGAAGATCCATCCAAAGGCTTGCGAGTGCTGATCGGCCCTGTCGTACTCAGCTACCCGCATTTGCACGAGCCAGCGGCTGCACCGGGGACCCAGAACAAGCCGAAGTACTCGTGTGATTTGTATGTGTACAAGAGCAATCCGAAGTATGCAGAAATCACGCAAAAAGTACAGGAGGTGATTGGCCGGGTTTCACAAGCTGTTTGGCGAGTCAATTGGCCCAACGGCAAGAACCCGCCAATAATGCCACTCAGCAGCGTGCGAAACGGAGCGTTTGTTGCAGAGACAGGCAACGACGGGTGGTTCCTCCGCACAAAGAGCGACAGCCGCCCGAAGTGCTATGTAGGGCAAAACAGGATCGAGGCCAATGCTGACGACATGTACGCCGGGGCGATCGTGTACGTCAGTGTTACAGCTCTTCCGTACGACAACCAAACGGGCGGCAAAGGCATCTACTGGGCCCTGAACGGTGTGTTGAAGGTTGCAGACAGCGTTCGGCTGGGTGGCAGTGGCACGGGTGTTGAGGATTTCCAAAACATCCCAGCGTCAGAGTTTAACTTGGCTACGCCGGAACAATACCTCGACGCACAGGTGTTTGCCGGCCAGTCCATGCCGGTGTTCTGATGTCCAGCCCGGTGGCCCCAACCCACGTGGTCCAGTTGCTGGACCACGTGGCGTGTGGGAGGCTCGTGAGAGAAGCCCGACTGAAAAACGGTGTGCGGCTGAAGCATCTGGCGGATTCTCTTGGGCTGTCAGTGTCGTACCTGTCACGGCTTGAGAGAGGTGTGCGACCGTGGACGGATGTTTTGTTCGCACGCGCAATTGAGGCAGCCCATGACCCGCGGATTTCTGATGCTCGACTTGGAGACTAGGTCGGCACATACCCTGAAAGAAAGCTCATACCGCAGGTATGCACAATCGCAGAGCACGGGGGTGCTCTGCGTCGGGCTGCAGATGGTGCTCACGGACCATCCCGGTAGTGTTGGGGAAGCCATCACATACATCCCTGGCGGAGGCACGATCCCTCCGCGACAGGGCGGCATGCTGGAGACACCCTCGGCTGTGTTCATGCCAGGAGACGAGTGTCCCCCACCAGTCGTGTGGGCCCTGCAGCAGGGCCTTCCTGTGTACGCACATAACGCAGTGTTTGACCGCAATGTCTGGAAGTGGCATTGCGTGCGGCGGTTGGGTTGGCCTGAGATCCCAGACCACCTGTGGCGATGCACGATGGCAATCGCGTGCTGGCAGAACTGGCCTCGCAGCTTGGAGAAACTGGCGGTTGCTGCTGGTCTGAAAAACGAAAAAGACATGGCAGGTAATCACGTGATGCACCAGTGCGCACAACCGAGGAAGCCCAGTGCGAAAGCACAGGCCGCTTGGGCCGCGGAGCACGGGAACACGCCGATGCCGCTTCAGTGGTGGGAAGACTATCCTCGGCTGAGCCGGGTGTGGGAGTACTGCAGGCAGGACGTGGCTACGCAGACCGAATTCCTGCTCAAAGCGGGTCCTTTGCCAGCCGACATGCAGGCCGACTTTGAGCTGGATTTCAAGATCAACGAAAGAGGGTTGCGTGTGGACATCGCAGAGTTGCTGCTGTTCAACGAAACTGTTGAGCGAGAGATGGCGGCCGCTAACGTGCGACTCAGTCAGATCACCGCAAGCCCAGCATACCCCCACGGCTTCGTCCCTAAGGTTACCAGTCGAGATCGGATGGTTGAGTGGCTGTACATGCAGGGGGTCTCCACAGCCAGTCTCGACAAAGCCAGTGTGCAGCAGCTGCTGAGCGAATCAGGTGTACCTGCGCACATGACGCACGTCAGAGAGCTGCTGGAGATCAAGAAAGATGCCGGTCTGACCAGTTTGGCCAAGGTCCCGATGATGATCTCTCTACTGGACGACGATGAGAGGCTGCGGCACTCTATGCTATGGCACGGCGCCAGCACAGGTCGATGGACTGGCCGAGGGTGGCAGCCGCACAACCTGCCCAGGGACGTGCCAAAAGAGGAGGAAGCAGAGAAGCTGCACGAGACTCTGCGACGGGGGGAGCGTTTGTCTGGAAAACCGCTGCAGCGAATCAGCAATGCGATCCGGACACTGCTGCTTCCGTCACCCGGCAACATGCTGCTCGTCAGCGACTTTAATGCTATTGAGGCAAGGGCTGTCGCTTGGCTTGCGGATTGCGAGATGATGCAGCGCGCGTTCATGGAGAAACGTTGTCCGTACCGGCAGTTTGCGGCTAGGATTTTTGGGGTCGCCGAAGACTCAATTGCGAAGTCGGCCCCTGAGCGACAACTAGGTAAAGTTGCCGTGCTGGCACTCCAGTACGGGATGGGCGGCACTGCCCGGAATGGCCAGCCGAGTAAGTTCCAGGCAACAGCAGCACTACCGCCATACAACTGGGCACTGACAGACGAGAGAAGCAAATCTATCGTCGACCTGTACCGCACGACATACAAAGAGATTCCAGCACTGTGGAAAGTGTACGAAGCGGCATGGGTTCGCGCTGTGGTCAAGAAGACAGCAGTACACGCCGGGAAGTGTGTATTCTTCTACGACGAACAGAGGCAAGCCCTTGTCATCCAGCTGCCCAGCGGTCGGCTACTGTGGTACCAACGTGCTGGTGTCGAAGAGGTGCCGAGGAGGGGAGGGCGGTGGACGGGGCATGAGTGCTACTACTGGGCCGAAGACTCTGTTACTCGCAGGTGGTCTGTCCAGTCGACATGGGGCGGCACGATTGCGGAAAACATCACGCAGGCTGTGGCCTGTGACCTGTTGAGACAGGCGATCCAGCGAGTTGAAAACGCGGGGTACCCTGTCGTCCTCAGCGTCCACGATGAGGTGGTGTCCGACTCGTCACTGCCTGTCGACAGGTTTGATCAGCTGATGTGCGAGACGCCAGGCTGGGCGGCAGGCCTGCAGGTGGCCTGTGAGACGAAGGCGATGCGGAGGTACGGGAAGTGAGAGAAAGTGCGCACGAAAGGTACCTCCGTCGGTGGTGTAAGGTTCGCGGCATCCAGTGCGTAAAATTTGTGGTGAAGGCGGACAAGGGGTGGCCAGATCGAATGGTGCTCATTCCGGGTCTTGGCTACCCGCTGTACATCGAAATGAAACGGCCAAAGAAAGAAGGCAGCGTCGTCGCCAGCTGCCAGCAGCGGAAGATAAACTGGTTGGTTGCGAACGGGTACTGTGCCGCCGTGTGCCACACAGGCAAAGAGGCCGTTGCTTTTGTAAGACTATTCTGGAGTGATAATGATGAAAGAGTGGACGCCTCTCCGGTACCAACAAAGCGCCATAAAATTCCTGCACAATCGCACGCTGCTTTCCGGTAACAGTAGTGGCGGCGGTGCGCTGTTCCTGGACCCCGGCATGGGCAAGACGGCCATCGTGTTGGAGTGGATCCGGCAGATGCGAGAGTTTGGGTTCCCGTCACGCACCCTGATCGTGGCGCCGAAAACCGTGTGCAGGCACGTCTGGCCAACCGAGGTTGCAACCTGGAGCAACTTCCGGCATATGACGCACGCCGTGGCTGTGGGGAATGTGTTCGACCGTCGCAAAGCGCTCGCCACGCAGGCAAACATTCACATAATTAACAGGGATGCGATGGATTGGCTGGCTAAGAGTGTTGCTGGTCGCGAAAGGCTTCCGTGGGATTTGCTGGTGGTTGACGAGAGCGGCAGCTTTCGTACGTGGAGTGCCCAGCGATCAATCGCGATGCGAAAGCTGGCACAGAGCATCCCGTTCAAGGTGATCATGAACGGCACACCGACACCGAACAACAAAGCGGACCTGTTCCCTCAGCTGTGGCTACTCAACGGGGAACAATGTCCTCTTGGAAAAGATGTGACAACTTTTCGCCGGAGGTTCTGTGCAGCGGAGGGGGACCGCGACCACAACCGATGGACCATTCACCCTGCATACGAGGGGCGGTTCGATCAGGAAGTAGCACCCATGTGCCTGCGGCTGGACATACAGGACTATCTCAGCATGCCGCAAAAGATCGAAAAGCTGGTGTACGTCGACCTGCCACCAAGCGCACGCGCTGCGTACGAGGATATGGAAAAACGAATGTTTGTTACGCTGCAGAGTGGCGACCCTCGCGAGGCGAGTAACGCCGCAGCAAAATACATGTGTTGTCGGCAGATCGCCAGCGGGCATATCTACGACGAGCAGAAACAGGCCCATCAGGTGCACAGCGAGATGGTAGACGCGGTGGTGGATCTGCACGAAGAGCTGAATCACAAGCCACTGCTGGTGGCCTTCCACTTCACACACGAGTTGCAGAGCCTTCGCCGCGCGTTCCCCGAGATGCGGTGGGTTGCCGGTGGGGTGTCGGCCCGTGAAACTGCGGACATTGTCGAACGGTGGAACAGTGACACGCTCCGCCCGAACGTGCTGGCTGTTCACCCCATGTCGATGGCTCATGGGGTGAACATGCAGAAGGGCAGCTGCCGGGACATCGTTTGGTTTGGACCGACGGACAGCAGCGAGTACTACCAGCAATTCAACGCTCGTGTGTGGCGCATGGGCGTTGGTTCGACCGTCCGGATCCATAAACTGTGCGCCAAAGGAACGGTCCACGAGCTCATTTGGCAGCGGATTTCAGACAAGGTCGAGATGCAGGACGACTTGCTGCTGCACCTTCGGGACTACGCTCGATTAAAGGGGTATGCACCGGCCGCGAGGTGACCGCTGAGTCACCACAGGCGAATAAGCTCCCATACGATCATCGCGACTGCAGCTGTGTTGGCAACTACTGCCAACACCATGAACACCATTGCGATATCAACCTTGTGGTTTTGCATCTGATACCTCCCGCCTCTCCTTGCTGGTTGTCTCAAAGAAACGCCCCGGCCGACCTCCGGGGCGTGAACCGCGGCACAAGCCAAGACAGTGTCAGCCGTCTTTTACAGGCGATTTACCAATCACTGCGGTGACGAGATCGATGGAGGCGGTGGCTTCGATGATGCTGGAGTCGAGTTCCAGTATCTTTGCGACCGCTTCGCAGAGGATTGGCAACATCAGTGACGTATGCTCCATCTTCGATACATACCAGATCATCCCACTCAGGTAAGCACGCCTTACCTCGTGCAGCTGATCCGCCGGTAGTTCTCTGTCTCCGTAGCAGGCAGTCTTGTATTTATCAAACGACTCGTTGAGGATTGATACGGACTGATCTACGATGCTCTTTGGAATTGGCATGCAACAAACCTTTCTTCAGTTACCGTTGACGAAACGAAGGGCCTCTTCCGCTGTCTCTGCGATCCAGCGGCTATCACACCACCACCCGGTGCGGAACGTACCGCTTGGGTCTTTCTTCCGGCCGAGAGTGTACCCGCGGCTCAGCAGTTCAGACACGGCCTGCTGCCGACGGGATTCCCAGTCTTGCGACATAATGTGTGCTTTCTCCATCTCTGCGATAGTCAGGCCGCCCCAGCAGCATTGTCGCTCTGGTAGATTTCTAAAAAGCCGCTGTGCGTCCTTAGCTTCTCGGATCAGCCGCTGTCGATAATTCCTGCTCAACCGCGCAAAGCCACGCATTCTGATTGAAATGGGTGTGTCTTGGGACACGGACTACTCCTCTCCTACAATGTGCGGCTGGCTCCATACCACGACACGAGCATGCCTTGAGGGCCTAAGTCAGGACCTCTCAGCACCCGGTCAGTTGGTGGTACGAATACAACCGGATTCGGGGCTGCCGCAAAACACTCGCGACACGCGTCAACAAGCCAGTACGTCAATGAAAACTCCAACGAATCAAGAACGTGCGTTGCCATTGCCAAGTCCCGCCTCTGATCGTGTTTTGCAGAGGAACACAGGCAGCTGACCGCACTGGTGATCGGAGTCGCATACAAATGCTTGTCCGAGCCTCGCATCAGATGAGCTTGCACCTCGTGCAGGTGGCGCAGGGCAGTCTTCCTGTTTGACTCGGGGAAGACCGCACTGCAGTCTCCGGCCGCAAAGGCAGCAGCCAGTGCGGAGAGGTGCTGGACATACCCCCAATCTGTTTCGAGGTCCAGCCGGTCTGCCCTGCTGAGCAGTAGGTAGAGCTCAAAAGGCACCCACATCTCGATCACAACAGGCAGCAGCGGTAGCCGTTGAAACCGCAGCCGGCCCCCGCTCACGCTACTGCGCACGTTCCACCCGCGGATTTTTGCATGACGCAAAAGCGTGATCTGCAGGTGGCCGACGTTCTTACAGTCTTGGGGCTGACTAAACTCCCACGTTTGCCCATCACCGTATTGGTCGTACTGCGACTCAGGTTTAGAGTCCGACGGTTGTGGGCGGTCTGGCCAAGGCTCATCGGGGATGACGTGTGGCACATGCCGCTCCTGTTGTGCAGAACAGCAGCTCTGCTGGTGTTTCGGGGACGATGTTTTTCACGATCCACCCACTGGGCGGTTTGGTGACGCTGATGTTGCACCGCACACGCCGCGTTCGGCAGGCCCTACGCAACGCCATGTGCAGCGCGAACACACCGGGAGGCCAAACAATCTTGTGTGGTCGGCCATCGAACCAAGAGTCTTGCAGGACCACTTGGGGCTCTGGCTCTATAGCAAAGGGGATCCCTGTCTTGAACAGGTCGGGAGTCGCTGCCTGGTTCGCTTGCGAGTCATATGCCAGTGCCAACCCGTAGCACTGGTGGCCCACCTCGACAGGCACACACCGACTCGCGCCGGGTGATCGTTGCTCCTGGTGTCCCTGCAAATGCACGGTGACGCTGCGTATCATCCAGCAACGGTTGGCACGGGAGCGGCAGATCTCCCACACGACAGCTTCACATGTGTTCTTTTCAACGTCAACCATCACAACATGCCGCCACCAAGGCTGCCAGTCTCGGCAGTCCCGTGGACGGTCGCTCATTTTCGCCATTTGACCCTCCGGTATCCTTGAGTTTTTTCGGTTTGATGCACACCCCACAACGTCACGCAGGCCTTCACAACGACACCGGCAACGAGTACCAGCATCGCCGTGGGGACTGCGTATCCAGCGATGATCTCAGACAATGTCAACATCCTCTTCGTGTACGAGTGAATCACGAATGACCTTGTAACACTCTCGGTCACCAAGGAATCTCAGTCGTACCTTATCACCCGAAACGCGTGCTACCTCCACCCTCAGCTGGTTAGGGCCTGGGTTGATGACAGCATGACGGCCAACAGGTACAGTCAGCACTAATCCTTTTTCTGACAAGTCACACCTCTCGAATGGCAAAGTCATACAGGTATGTCATGTTCGCGTGGAACCTGACAGGTTTCGTGGCCCACCGCACCCCGTCGGGGGAGACAGCGGTGGTCCACACAGAGCCGTTTTCACAGAGGTACAGCCTGTTGCTGAATTCTTCAACAAGCAGGCGATACCATTTCTGCAGCGGCACAGGCACATCTACCAGCCTGTTCCAAGTGGTGCAGCTTCTTGCAGCTGGCCAATTGATAGACAGGTCTTGTGCCCTGATCGCGTCGAAAGAATCCCACTCGCCGTGCCTGAGCACAACGAGTGGGGGGTCGTTGGCTATCTCAATCAGGTAAGGCACGCCGGCACTCCAGCAGCATGCAGAATCCGGTGAGCTTCCGAGTCGCGAAGACAGCCAATCGCGACACGTAAGCAGGTGACGTTCGGCTCATCTGTATCCGGTACGGACACGGTCAGCGTACACCCGACAGATGAGACAGCGATGCGGTTTCTCAGGTCGACGCTCCAAGTCACTGCTGGATATGTCGCAAAATGCTTGCTGATGCAGGACTGTGCGTTCAACAGGTGCGAACACACCTCGTTGTCCGTGAGGTGCTGAGAGATGCGAGTGACTCTGCGCTCGACCTCGTCGGGGCAGATGATGTCAACCAACATCAGCCTTTCAAGCACCTCCGCCCATTCGCTGTCGACATTCATTGTGTACATATACCCGTCAGCAAAATGCAAAAGAACTCGGTACAAGACCAATCTCCTAGATGATGTGCGCCGCCTTTGCGGATTTCACACGGTTGGGTGAGCCATGCAGGACGATCGCTACGCCGCGGCGCCCGTCTGACTCTGACTTTTTACCGTCACACGCTCCACAGGTGGAGCACGTGGCTTTGTTGCCGGCTTCCGGCGATGCGGGACACAGGATCTCCTCCGAGGATATCTGATCGACCGATGGAATCAGCCGGAATGTTCGCCATCCAGCGATGCGAGCTGCGATAGCGTCTGCCTCAGATTCCACTGAGGCCATGAGATGCCGAGACCAGTGCCGGAAACGACTGTCTCGCCACTGGTGAGTATATCCCGGTCTCACTTCGTTTGCACAGAGAGACCAAAGCCTCTCCCAATAATGGATTGGGATCGCCACGGGGTCTCCGTAGCTACCAATTCGCACAGAGTACGCTTTCAACAGCGCACTCTGTTTGGGCAGTGGCGGGTAGGGGCTGCGACGATGTGCCTTCCACACCGCTGCAGGGGCCCTGTGGATCTGCACATAACACGATCGGTGCTTGTTGCGGCTGTTGACGACAAGACCACGCAGTGGGCAGTCACCGCAGACAGAAGCATCCTCTCCGGTGTGTGATCCGACAAACGGGTGTTGGTCCCTCAGAAGAATCCACGTCTGCAGCAGCGGCCCGGTCTTTGGGTTTTCGCTGCCAGTGGTTGCTACGCCAATGATCGGGGCTCCGTCCAGCATAGACGGCCCGTCATAGAACAAATATCCTGCCATCGATAGTCTCCGAGACTAAGAAAAATAGTAGCAAAAAAGCTACTTGGCTTTTTTGAGATCCACGATTTTTGCAGACACACGCTTGAGAATGCGGACGTACGTCCGCAGCGCCTTCACGCTCGTCTCTATTGACTCGATAGTGCTGAGACGGGATTCTTCAACGGCGTAGCATTCAGGGTCCAACAGAGTAGTCAGCTCTGATTCGATCTCCGAACCCCAGCCCTGCGTCTCTTCCACAGCAGCCTCAAAC